TTATACTGGTCTTGCGTGTTTAAGTTGTTTCTCATCAATTCAATTTTACCGCAAAAAGACACATCAGCCAACCCCTTTCGGGGCCAGCTGATGTGTTTTTTTATTCGGCGCATTTTGCAACGCGCCCCCTATTTATGCTCCCGTTCTTTCTGTGGCTGTTCCCTGTCGGATCCTGCGAAGTCCCTTTTCCGATAGAGTGCGCTCCTGCGATGTCAGCGTGCAGCCCTGATAGGTCTCCACGCCCCCATCCCGGCTGACCGTCATAGAAAAGCCTTCCACTGGCACCGTTTCCTCTTCTGCGTCCAGAGGAAGCAGCTCCTCCAAGCGGAAGTGCCAAGGGGCATCCATCAGCTTATAAACCATTTCATCCACTTCCCGCCAGGCGGAAAAGGATACCGGCTGGGGCAGATCAATCCCCGCCACAGCTACAGAAAAGGTCAGCTTTCGCAGAGCCGTATACGCAGTAAAGCCGTCACTGCTTTCCTGCCCCTGAAAAACGCCCCGGACCACTGTACAAAGACAGTCACAATCGCTTCTGTATCCGCCGTCTTCCAGACTTCCCTTTGCTCCAAGCTGCTTCAATACATCCAGGCTCCGAACCGCCACATTCCGGCAGCCGGCACCGCCCATGGACACCGGTACCAGCACATCCAGCGCCACCGTCACCGAATTCTCGCCCACATCTACCGCATCCAGCCGTACCGCCACCGCAGCAACCCCTGTCAGAGCTGCCTGTTCTCCGGGATAGGCCTCAAAGGCATGCAATCCTGCTGCCGCCAGCGCCTCTGTTACGATGGCAACGATGGACTTACTCACGCCGGATCACCGCCTTCCTCCACACACAGTCCCCATTGGCATATGGCTTTGCCGCCTAAGTTTTCCTTTTCCAACCGGCGGATCCGATACCGCCTGCCATCCATAATCAGCAGGTCTCCCCCTTTTAGCACCGGCTCCAGCGGTGCCAGCAGCACATACTGTCCTCCGGGAATTTCTCCCAGAGGACTGTAGTTTCTGTGCATATTCTGCCAACTGTGGCTGCCGGTGTGGTTCAAAAATCCCCGGAAAGTGCAGTCCTCACGGGAACCCCGAAGGGTGATGGCAGTTCCGTACTCTCTAAGGATCCGCTCCACTACCTTCTCCACGGTCACACCCCCTGGAAACTGAAGCGATCACAGACATAGGGCAGCATCATCAATTCCGCTTGATAACGCAGACAGCTGCTGGCTGCATCACTTCCCTTACGGCGGACGGTCAGATCGCTGACACTGAACTGCTCCAACTGGGCCATATCATCCACCTCAGACATTGCCGCCACCGCATACAGGCTTGCTGCCGCAATAAAATCCGCCTTGCAGTCCTCCGGCGTGATTCCACTGCGAAGTTTTGCTGACAGTGATACCTCCGCCGCCCGGCAAAGTACCTCCAATAGGGCTTGATTTTCACTGCCCATATCCCGGACCAGCACCCGGGCCTGGGCGCAAATCTGCTGCGTCAAGGTCATACATTCAGCACCGCTGCAGCACCGTCGCAAATCTTACCAAAGCCGGAGATAGAGGTGATGGCAGCCCGCTCCAGCTGACGGTCAATGAGCTTGTCGTATTCCACCAACACATCGCCGGCACGGACCAGTTCCAGTGCATAGCGATTGTCCAGACCGATGATCACGCCGTCAGCAACAGCGCCGGTTCTGTGAAGCTGAGCGCCCAGTGGCGTGGAAAGCTTGCCGGTACCCTGGAAATTCAGCCCGGTCATGGGATTCTGCAATTCGGGGATCTTCAGCAGCTTTGTCATGGTGCCGGTGGAGCACAGAATGGTGTTCATAGTGTAAGGATCGAACTGCCCCCAGAATTCCACCAGCTGATCATAGCCCAGGGCACCCTTGGTGCCGGAGATAGGATCGGTGCCAACACTGTACTGCACTGCAGCATTGTCATTGCCGTCACCTTCGGCCAGTACCTTCACCGCGTCTGCCAGCTGCTGCTTCTGGATGTAAGCACCGATCTGCCGCAGCATCACGCCAAACAGGTCCAGCTTCTGGAAGCGGATGGCCTCATAGGATGCCACCAGCATTCTGCCCCGCTTGGTCAAGCTTACCAGGTGCTCCTTGGTCTTCACCTCAGTTTCAGGAATCGCGGCACCCTCCTCCACATCCTGCAGAGCCTTATCCTCATCGGTAGGATTGGAGTAAATGGAGCGGTAGTCCATGGAATCGATCACCGTAGTGGTAGCCACAATGGCAGGCAGGATGTCATTTTCCTCCATGCCCTGACGAACGGTCCGGGCGATGTACTCAGGGAACAGCACTGCACTGTCCATTGTGCGGAAAAACTTCTCCACAGTGGAAGATCCGGGACCCTTGGCCAGGATTCCAAACCGCTTCAGCTGCCGCTGAAAAGCATCGGTACCCTCCAGAGCAGTGCCCCGATAATTCTCGCTGGGATCCAAAGATTCCAGCACCTGGGTAAAGCTCATGCCCTCCTGGCGGTACATGCCCTTTTCCAGCTTTAGATTGTCAAAACCCATTTTTATTTCCTCCTAAATAAATAAGTATCGTTTCCGGTGACCCGGTAAACTTAGATTAAGAAACCGCTTTCCACGGTCATTTTCTGCTGTGCGGCTCCGGTCAGCTGGGTCTGCAAAGGCATTGCTTCCTCCAACCGTGCCTGCAGGGCGGTTTTCAGCTTCATCAGATCCTCCGCCGCTGCCAGCTTCATCACACTGCGGTAAACCGGCTCCTCTGCCCCCAGCTCCAGAGCCAGGCACAGCCGCACAACGCTGTCCTCCAACTCCTGCCGGTACTGCCGTCCCAGCTGTGCATCCCGAAACAGCATCCGGTACTCATTCTGAGCACCAAATGCATCCGCCAGTTCTTTCAGGCTTTGATGCCCGCCTCCCATGCCCTTGAGCACTCCGGCTGCCGGCTGTGCAGGCACCGCGACGAAAGAAAACTCATAAGCATCCATAGGCTCCTTTAGGATGGCACAGCACAGCTGTCCGTCGTAATATTCTCCTTTTTGATGGCCACAGGCACCATAGTCACTGCCACAGATCGAGCAAACGGATCTTCCCATGGCACAGCCTACGGAAACTTCCTTTTTGATCCCCGCTTCGATATCCTCTATAACCTCTTCCGCATTTCCGCCCCGGCGGATATAGGCCCAGGCCTTGATATAGCTGACGCCGTCCTCACAGACCACTTGGGTCTGGAAGATCCGGGCCACCTGGGCATCACTGCTCCATTTATGATCCACAATGCCGGTTTTACCGATAAACAGCTTTGCCAACTGAGGCAGGGCAGCCGTATCGAACCGTTCCCCGTCCCGGTCCACCTGATCATCACAAAGACGAACCGAAAAAACATATACCTGCTCTTGAGTCAGCTGGGCCTTTGCCTGGGCGTTGATGGCCTCCAGCTGGACTTCAGTAGGCTTTCCGCTGCTTTTGACGCAGCTTTCCTTTTTTACTTCCATTTTTGATCCTCCTGTTCAATTTTTGCTTATCGCTTAGCTTCCGCCAGAGCTTTTGCCGCCTGAGCCTTGTACAGTTCTGCCTTAGCCTCCTCCGTAATATCCTGCAGACTGATGTCATTCCATTGGATACTCACCCGGTCATCCAACCCTTCCAGCGCCAGGTAGGTCTTACAGATTTTTCGCAGCACTGGCTCCACTGTTCTTCGCAGTGCCCACAGTTCCGAGGTCAAAATATCCGCCTGCTGGGTGCTCATCCGTTCCGTGGTACTCCAACTGAGACCCAGCAAAAACGGCGGCAGGCCGGTCTTTGCCACCAGCTGCTCCAACAGCTGCCGTACCGGGATCTGAGAATCCAGAATGGGTGCTTCCCCGCCAATGACCTTAATCTGTACATCGCCCACAGCCACAAAGTCCCGGACTGTACCGTTTTTGCCGTCTTCCATAGCCTTGGCCCATTCCCGTGCCATCTGTGCACCCCGTTCCTGGGCTGCTGCCGGATCCATCCCCTCCGTATCCTTACAGACCACGCTGTAGCGTACATTCCCTGCCCGTTCCCAGTTGGAGCCAATGGCTGAGTAGATCTTCATCAGAATCTCCGCCAGGAAAGGCATTCCCCGAAACAGGCTGACTCCGTAGGGATGTGCCGGTTCCGGATTCAACGTGGTAAACAGCAGCAGCTGGGGATAGGGCAATGGCCGCAGCTGTCCGTTCCGGTCCGGTCCCCAAAGCACGATATCCAGAGAATTGCTGCCTTCCACCGCTTCCAGATTGGTCACATCCCCCCAGCAAACAGCCCGCAGCTTCCCTTCTGCCACCACCATCTCACCCACAGCTCTGCCGTAGGTCAGTAAACTGTCCGTATATCCGGACAGGAAGCTGTCAATCCCCACCTGCCCATGACCGCAGGGTACCGTCCGCAGAAACTCCTCCAGATTCTCCTGTGCCACGGCATTTTGGCAGGTTACGCCGAAGCCGCCGGAAAGCCGCACCAGCTTTCCCACTGCCGCATCCAGCACCGGGATTGCCTCCCGCATTTCCCGGTAGACCCGTTCCTCCCCGCCGCCCAAGGGCACAAAGCCCTTCAACGCCCCAAAAGGATGGGTGCTGCCTCCCCGCAGCTGACAGGCTGCTGTCGCAGCCGCCTGTTCTTTCCGTTTTCTCCTCAAATTGATACACTCCTTTCAATATTCCGACTTATTGTTTCCTGTCCACCGCACAGGCCACA